CCGCCCAGGTAGAGCCGTCTATCACGAATAGCGGGCAGTTCGATGTAGCCGCACTTGACGATAACGCTCACGAAGCCGCCGAGAGCGCCCCATCCGCCGTATTGCCAAACGATAGTCTCAAGCATTGAAGCTCTCCTGTCAGTAGTCAGCCCCGGCCAGTGGGGAAGGTGTTACGCGTATTCAAGCATACCCGCGACTTCATAGTGCAGTTCGCCCGTTGCGGGGTCATAGAGCAGCCCGTGGACATAGAGCGGTCCGACAAGACATATCTGAGACGCCGAGCGATTGCGCACCTCGATAGTGCCCGACAGCCAGCTCAGGTCTGTCCGCTTGATCTTCACGGTGTAGATGTTATCTGTGCCGTCTAGCGGCTGTTGAAACGGTCCGGCCAATGCTGCACCGGCGTTGTTCAGAGGCACGATCCAGGAGTCAATGACAGCCCCGCCGACCGTGTGCCGCTGCTCTATCGTAACTTGCCGCTCATCATAAGCGCGGTTGCTTGGGTCACCGACCACGATGTTTATGCCGCCGCGCAACTGCTTCTCTATCTCCAGCGTCGGATTGACTGAGTAGCAGCATGGATAGGACATGATCTCGCAATAGACCCGCGCCGGGATTGTTACCGAGCTTGCGCCTGAATACAGCCCGCTCTGGAGATACCACGAATGGCACTCGTCTTTGTCCTTCCATCCGCCGTCACCCGTGCCGAACGACGTGGTGATGAGCCCGTGGTCACCCGGCGTGAACCAGTCTACAGTGCCTATCTCGTCTGCCGTAAGCGCTTCCTGCGCGTAGATGCCGTCGACGATCAGTATCAGTTGTCGAGTGCCGGTGTAGGGGTCCGATGCGTTGTTCTCGCCCCGATCCGAGCCGATGAATCCCTGATTCACCACTTCCGCGCGAATGAATTGCCCGGAGCTCACACGCTTCGCCTTGAGCGTCTTGAATGAGTAGTCCTGCCCGGTGCGCAGCTCCCCGATCTCTAGGCTCGTAACGTTATTCAGACCACCCGCCCAGCCGTTGCCCGTCACGTTCAACTGCGTGATGTCCACGTCGTTCCGACCGTTGGGCGCGATAACATCCACGTTCGCATCCGTAGTGGATATACTCCAGATGTGGGAGTTGAGCTGTAGCTCTATCGAGTCTAGATCATCTCCGTCGTAGTCCAGTTCGACGCGCCGAGCGCCGGTGCACCATACGTCTACGTCGAGCTGGATACGGCAAGGCTCAGACGTTACCTCAATGAGCATCCTGCCGTCCGCATAGGTGATGTTGCACGCGCCCTCAGTCGCGGTCCAATCGCCCGCGATTGTATCCGTTCCCAGGTCGATAAGCTCTAGCTCGCTCGCCACTGTGAAGGTAAGCGCGTCTGTCCAGCTGAACGCGGAGTATGGACTGTAGATCGGAGCGCGGGAGTCATCATACCAGCGCCAGGTATCGAGTCCGGTCGGATACGGGAACGCGGGTTCGCCAAGTCCGGCCATGTCCTGCAAGCCGCCGTCGGAGTCCTCTTCGCTTTTTGATACGTAAGTGGCAGTGTGCTCAGACGTCGCTTCGCGTGTGCCTGGCCCGTCTACATCCTCGCCTGCGGGCCAGTAGTCAGTCACCCGCTTCTCCGTGTCGGGATTGCCACCATAGGCCGAGCACGCATACAGGTAGTAGTGTCCCATCGATGAGAACGTCTCGGAGTCGTTAAGCGTGACTTCCATTCCATCGACCGGCGGGACTACCGTGTGGTCGTGGGTCTCATAGGTCATTATCGATCCGTTGCGTTCGCCGCTGTCGGCCCAGTCTGAGCCTGCCGCTTGATACGTTATGTCAAACGCGCCCTTGTTTGCCTCGATGATAGGCTCGAAGCCGGGACTATATGATGAGTCGCAGGAGTAGAGCGCCTGAAACTCCCCCGTCCCAGGATTGTATTTGACCGTGTCAGGATGGGTCGGCATTGAGAGCGAGTCCCAGTCGTCATATGTGGTGTCGCCGAAGCCGGAGCCCTCGAATTGGCCATCGAGCACGTCTGTGATGCTCGGAGCGGTCGTCTGAGCGCCGGTGTCAGCGGAGCATACGCCGACCACTTCCAGCATCCCGAAGCCGTATTTGAATGCCGCGTTGAACGTGTCTTCATCGGCGAAGTCGGTGACGTCCAGGGTCTCCGAATGTGTGCCGTGGTCGCACGTTATGCTCAGCGTGATAGTGCCCTTGGGAATGTAGTATACGTCGTGATACCGGGTCTCGGGCCCGTATGGATCATGGTCCTGCCCCCATACCCGGAAGTCGCCCGGCGCGAAGGGCGAGCGGTCACAGCGTCCGTATAGATCGAACGTGCCAGACGCGGTCATTACGATCTCCATTGACTCATCAATGGCCGCTCGGCTTGTCAAGCCGTCATTATGGGTAGTCACTGCGTGGTTGGCATTCTGCTCGAACGAGTCACCCTCGACATCATCGGGATTCCACAGGATGTCCCCATCGGGGTGGTAGAACGCGGCGCTGAAGTCCTTGTAGGTCTGGACGGTCTCCGTCCAGTTGCCAAGACCCTCGCCATAGTCATCAGGGCAAACTACCTCAGGCGCTTCAGGCGTGTCCTTGGTGTAATGGAATCCGAACGAACAGGAGATGAGAAAGTCAGTTGCCGACCCAGCCAGACATATATAGGCATTGCCGGAGCACATGCCGTCATACATCAGCGGCTCTTCAATCTCTTCGGGGTCGCCCACAGGCGGATAGCAGATTATAGCGTCTGTGCCATTATTGCCGTGGACCCACTTCGGGCGAAGCGTGATCTTGCGCATCACCGGCACGTCCGCCTGTAACAGATATGGAGCAGCCATCTATTCGGTCTCTCGCCTCATTGTCTTGAATCGCTCTCGAATGCGCACTTGGCACCGTGGCCGAAGCGTTCCGCAGCGCGGGCACGCCGCCTCAGTTGTTGTCTGTAGTCGCTCGGCATATTCGGCTTCAGTCTCACCCTCGCGCCAAGCGAGCGCCCAGCGCACATTACACTCCCGGCAGTGGAACATTTTACGCCTCGGCGCAGGGACACTCAACAGCGGTCGTGATCTGAATGAGGGCCGACTCCGCAGACACGCTCGTGATGCCCGTCGCCGTTATAGTCCGGGTCCGAAACGTGAGCTTATGCGTAGTCGCATCATACTTCACGTCAGTGAGCACGTCGAACTGGACCGGCTTGCCATCCGCCTCGCGGTCGTAGTCGTCGGTGTCCTCAGTGCCTTGGGTCTGCGCGAGCACTACCGGGTCACCGGTCACTTCAAGCGCACTGGCGGCTTCACCCTCGCCGCCCGGTCGCACATAGATACCTGTGCCGCCGGGGTCCTTGAGTATCGTAACACCCGGCCCGCCGGTCAAGTTGCGCGCCGCTCGCGCCATCTGTAACAGCCCGTTGAGCCAAGCCACCAGCGTGCTCGGTCGACGCAGGTCCTGAACGCGAAGCGGCTCCATGATCATAGCAGAAGTCCTGTGCTAGCTGAACGGGAGTCCGAGCACGAGTGAGAAGTCAGAATAGGTGTGGATGTAGTTACCGTCAGCGTCTTTTGGCAAGTCCCAGTCGGCAGTTCCCGCGGGACCGCTCACGGGTACGGCTGTGCCGATGAGCGTATCATCGACGGTATACGTATCAGCGATAGTGGCATCCTTGTTCTGGTAGTAGAGCACCGCGCCGGTCGCGCTTCTGTCGCGCAGGACCTCTCGCCACTTGTAGTTCTGATCATACGGCTTCGCCTCGAACTTGAACACCGTCATCGCGCTGATCATGTTGCCCGATTCGTCGTAACTCTCATCAGTCGATGCGCCGTGGAAGCGTAGATACCCGCGCGGGAAGCCGAAGAACTCATAGGCGTTAAGCGTATCCTGGGCGTCCACGACCGCTTGCCTCGATGCCAGCCCCGGACAGCGCATTCGCAGCGTCAAGTAGATACGAGGTCGGGACAGTGGTATGTGCTGCTCTACCGGCGTGCCGGCCGTCTCCCATTCCCAGCCCTTTGTTTCGTCGGTCGTCTCAAGCTCGTAGTCGAGCGAAACCTCGCAGAACTCCTCCCCGAACTGTCGCTCGGTAGAGTATTGGCAGACTACCTCGCCCACGCCCGCGCCGATCTCCTCACTCGATATATCGATACAGCGAAGGTAGGGATAGGTGGTGCTCCAAGCCTCGCCATAGACCGGCAGGTCGGGATGATAGGTGTCCTCTATGTCGGTCCAGTCGGCCACAAACACCTTCGTGCCGGTCAGCCCTTTGCCGTCCTTGTGTAGTGAGCGCCGCGTCTTCTCGCCGTAGAGTGCCATCAGGTAGTCACCTGCCCTCCAGCCTGTCGGCGGCTAAGCTCTAATTGCTGCCGCTGCACGTCAAGCATCTGCTGTAGCGTGGACTGCGTTTGACCGGTAGCAGGTAGTGCAACTGCGCCAGCGCCGCCCGACAGTGGCATAGACGTTGCCCCGGTGCTAGATGGTGCCGTGGTGAGTCCGCCGCTTCGTAGACTGCGTAGCTCGTTGAGCCGTGATCTCGTGTACTGATACTCGTCCTCAGCCTCTTTTGCCTTGGCCTTCAGGTAGGCGTTATCCGCCTCCATCTTCGCCGCCGTCGCTGCACCAATAGGCCCGCCCATGACAGTCAACGCTAGTTGCTTCAGTCGCAAGTTCTTGCTAGACGCATCGGCTTTCTCTTGAGCCACCCTTGCCGTCTCGCCCTGCTCCTGCTCCCGTATTTTGAGTGTTTGGAACAAGTTCTCGCGCTGCGCCGTTGTCATCTTTTGGAGCTTGTCGATATGGCTGTCCATCGTCTGATTCAGGTGTTCGAGCTGATTGCTCGCCTGGCTGATAAAGTAGCCCATCGCCGCCAACGCGCCCACCGCAAGCATGATCCATCCTGCAGGTCCTGCCGCTACGCTCAGAAGTGCATTCAGCTTGGGCATCTGTGCAACTAGATTCCCGATCTGCAACGCCGCGCCCGCGAGCGAGCCCACCAGGTAGAGCATCGGACCTGCCATAGCCGTCAAGCCCGTGAGACCGATAACTACGCCTTGGATCGGCCCCGGCAGCGCCGCGAATGACTCGCCCACTTTTTTCAGCCACACAACGGCAGGCTCCGCGAATGCCATCAGCTTTTCAGCCAATGGTAGCAGTGCTTCGCCCACAGCCATTAGCGCCTGCGTCGCATTGTCCTTGAGTGTCGAGAGCCGACCGAGAAACGTCTTGCTCTGCTCCGCCATCATGCCGCCGAATTTCTCAGTCATACCGGTAAGGATCGCATTGATGCCCGTTGCCGCATCAATAGCACCGGAACTCGCCTTCTTCATCGCTGTCGGTATGTCAGTCCCGATCTTCTTAGCGAGCAGTTCCCAAACGGGTATACCAAGCTCGGCAAGCTGCATCATCTCCTCGGCGGAGACCTTGCCCTTAGCTTGCATCTGTCCGAGCGCCCGCGTGACGCGGTTTATCTCGAACTCACCGCCACCGAGCGCGGCCACGGCGTCACCGATACTCGTCATCATCGGCACGATCTTCTCTGCATCGAAGCCGAACGCGAGCAGTTGGCGAGACGCGTTGACCAGGCCCGGCAATTCGAACGGGGTCTTCGCCGCAAACTCTTTCAACTCATTGATAAAGCCTGCCGCCCGCTCGCCTGAGCCGAGCATCGACGTGAATGCTATCTTCGTCTGCTGCATATCAGCCGCGAGCTTGATAGCCCCACCAGCCGCCGCCGCCATAGGCAACGTGAGACCCATGGTCATCGACTTGCCGATGTTTTTGAGCGACGCCCCGGTCTTCTCGAAGCGAGCACCAGCCGTCTGCAGCTTCGTGGCGAAGTCGGTATCATCGAGTCTGAGCGTGGCGAATAGTTCGCCGACCTTGAGTGCCATATCTACCTCTGCTGGGCCCAGCGCAGGAATACGCGCTCCGCCTCGTCCGGGTCTGTTATCATCGGCGTCGAACTCCTGTAGGGTCCGAGCAGCCGCGAATACCCGCTCAGTCGTGTCAACAGAATGCGGAAGCGCCTCCAGGTCATCGAAGAGAAGGCGCTTTGTAGGTCTATCCTATATTCGGTCTGAAAGTCCGCTTCGATGTCGCCCCAGTGCTCCAGGATGTCTATTCGTCCGTCGGGGGCGCTGGGGCAGAGGAGTTTCCCGCCGATGCAGGCACACCATACTGCGTCATCACCCACGCGACGATCTCGGAGAGCTTTAGCTCGGAGATACCCGTGTCCAGCAGTCGCTTCGCGTCCTTTTCACCGAACCAGGCCAGCGCCAGTTCCACGAGGTCCAGGTGCGGGATGGTCGCATCTTCGGGATACTGCGCCCGCAGACGCACCGCCTTCAGGACCACCGCCGCCGGTATATCCGGGGGCAGCTCAAACTCCTGCCCCCGGACCTTAAAGCGGATCGGTGTCCCCTCGCCCTCCGCTAGAGCGTCGTCGAAGTCGCGATACCGCTCGTCACTCATTATGTCTCAGCTCCAGAGCGCTCGAACGTAACGGCCCAGTCAGCAGCCTGCGCCTCGTCACCGAGCGTATCACCCATTGTCGCGGACACACTCATGCTTGTGGCCGTACCGCCCGGCGTAGTGATCGTGAGCGTGCCGATACTATCCGCCCCGACACCGGCGGCAAGAGTCTCCACCGCTTCTTGTCCGGCATCTCTTGCGCCCGTGGCCGAATCTTCGAGCCACTTGCCGGACAGCGAGATTGTCTTCGTTCGCGTTCCGACAAGGTGCGTCTCCATACCGGCATCTTCCTTGACTGTCGTAGACGCCTTCGTGTCACCCGATGAGACCCGCATCGTGGAGAGCCCCTTGATTTCCACATCCCCTCCGCCGATGTTTATCTCGAACGTCCAGTCCCTCACCAACAATGCAACAGCAGCCATGTTTAGGCCCTCCTACTCGCGTTAACCATCTCGCACTCCAGATTGATGGAGTATTCGTGTCGTCCGTGTTCGTCGCGCCCGATATGAGTCGGGCTTGACTGCATGGCATGACAGCCTACCATCCAGGTCCCCGTATCAGTCAGTCGATCGTTTCGGAAGCCGTGCATCAGATCGTAGATGGCCTGCGCTCGCACCAGCGCCGCCCTAGGGTCCTGCGCTCCGCGCACGAGCACCTGCACGGTCGCTATGTCATAAGGCAGTCCACTCGCCGGTCTCGGCCCCCCCGTCGGGTAGATGGCGATGCACTCGTCCGGCTCGTCCGGCAAGTTCAGCACGTAGATAGTCCCCGATGCCCCTGCTTCGTCGAACGTGCCTATCCCCTGCGCCGCTAGATACCGAGCCACTTGGATAACAAGCGACTCAGCTACTTCAGCCGTCGCTTCATAGACCATCGGTATCGACGCGGGTAGGCTCGCCCGGTCGACACTCGTTATACCTGATGTGGCCATCAGATAGGCACGCCCGTCTGTCAGCGACGTATCCGGCGCGACTACCGTCCAGCGCTCGCGCCCCGGATCGTAGCCCATGGTCAAGTTTGCCGCGCCGACCCACGCGCCTACCGAGTTCAGATACAGCCCGGTCTCTGAGTCGAGTAGCGTGCATTCGAGCGATTCATCGACGGTGATTGACGTGATGATCGCGCCCGTTGCATCATCTACCATCACATATTCGAGCAGCATCTTAAGCTACCGAGCCCTCGCCGATAACGACGATGTCGTATACCACACTGCCGCCCGACGGATTGTAGACCTTGAGCAGATCGCCCGTAGCCGCCGTCACTGCGTAGCCATCCACGGGTGATGTAAGCAGGAGTATCCCGCCCGCGCCGACCACGATCTTGTCGGTTGCGTCGACAACCCAGTTAATCATCTGGTTCGCCGCCGCGCCGCCGACTTGCAGCGTATAGCCAGCAGTCGTCGTGGTGACATAGACCAGGAGCACCTTGACCTTGGTGAACGTGACGGTGCCGAACGCGCAACTGAGCGAGCCTGCTAGGTCCAGGTCTTCACCTGTTGTCGTAGCGAGTGTGCGCTGGTCGTGCCACATAACCTGAGCCTTGTTCGCGCCGGTCCCGTCGGTGAACGTGTTCGAGAACGTCTGCGAGAGCGCGTCTCGAACGGTCGTGAGATCGAGCGCGTTGTCGAAGTTCATCGACATGATCGCTCGAATAGTCCCCGCTAGTGCGTTTGCCATGATAGCCCCCTATTTGAGTCCTTTCGCGATTTCATCAGCTACGAGCTGCGCCGCTGCCGCGCCATACTCGTTGAGCGTGCTCTCCAGCCACTTGCCCTTTCTGTCGTTCTGGAAGTTATACTCCGGGTGTTCGTGCAGCCGCTTGGCATACGGCGTATGATAGCCGATATAAGCCTGTAGCTTCTTGCCCTCGACGAGCGTAGTGGCCGAGCCCTGCAACTGCCCCTTATCGTATGGCACGATCTTCTGCGACTCCTTGTATATGAGTTCGATGGCTTTGTGGAGCCCGGTGACGGCATACTGTTGAGTCTTCGCCGTCACTCTCGGCCCGTGCCAAGTGGTCTTGACGTGTAAATAGCCTTTCTTGCTCATCACCCGCTCCACGCCCGGCAGTAGACCTCATAATGATGGAGCACCCCGCGCACCGTTATCGGGAGCACCTCGACTGCTTCATACCGTCTAGAGTCGTAAGTGATCTCGTCTCCGATGGTCTTGGCGTTCGTCGTCGGCGCGAAGAACAGCAGCAGAGTGACTACTATCTCCTGCCCCTGCGCGTTCGTTATCCGCTTGAAGCCCCGTTGAGCCCAACATAGTTCGGTATATGGAGTGCCGAAGAACGGTCCGTATGCGTTGACGCCGCCAACCGGCTTGACTTCCACCGACTCCTTGAGCAGACGCGCGAGACTCACAGCGACCTCCGTCGATAGCCATCTAGGCGAGTATAGAACTGCGAGACGAGCGCCCCACGGTCGCGCGTTGTGTATTGGTAGTTACCGATCCGCTCACCTGAGATACCTGCGTCACTCCCCGCGCTTTGGAGCATCGCCGCCGCGAGTTCAAGCGCCGTCTGCTTGACATCATATGGCGGCGTCGTATAGCCCGCAACGTAGTGGGTATAGAGCCACCCGGTATACGAGCTTGGCAGGTATATCAGCCCGGCATCGGCGTCGATCATGAAGCCTCTCACAGCATCGCCCGGGGTCTCTAAATAGACAGTCCTGCTCAGACAGTCCTCGGCGGCTATCGGCCTGATTGACAGTGGATCATCGTTGCGCAGCGCCGTCGCACTCCAGCCCGTCTCAGTCAGCGCCTCGATAGCCGCCTCGACGTCAGCCATCGTGTCGCAACTCGCGAGCGCCACCGTCTCACTCATCGCGTTCGTTGAGCCCTCGACCATGGCCATACACGTGAGCGTCGTGTCTACCACACTCACCTGGGCCGACAGACCGTCGGCGTTGACAAACGTGACGGAACAGGCGTCCTCGGTGCTTGACGCGAAACGGACCAGCGACGTGATCGGGTAGTCGTCTAGCGCGAGCGAGTTCCCGCCTGTCAGATAGCGCCACTTGCGGTAAGTCGTCGACACGAACGTCCTGCCGCAATAGGCTTCGACAGCGGCAATAGCGCCGTTGACCGCCGCCGTCTTGTCCGAGCCGGTCGTGGTCTCACCGAGATAGGTATTCAACTCGGTCACCGTTATCAGCGCGGCAGAGCCGAGCGGGTCAAGATCAATTCCACCGGGCATATCAGCTCACCACCTCGGTATCATAGGCCCGTGCCTGCCTTGGAGCATCGACTGTGATATAGTATGTGCCTGCAGGCACGTTCATCGTCACCATGCCAAGCGCGTTAGTGTAACCTGTCTTCGCCGCATTCGCATAACCGGAGTCCGAACAGAATCGCACAAACGCCCCCTCAACAGGTGCGCCAGACCGAGTGACCGT